TCTAAGGTACGCGTATCAATTTCAATCTTGTCACCGGTATTGCAGAATAAAGGCACCATTACTTCAAAGCCCGTATTAATTTTAGCTGGCTTCATTACCTTACCTGAAGTGTCGCCTTTTACAGCAGGCTCAGTGTAAGTAATTTCTCGGGTAACAGAATTTGGAAGCTCTACAGAAATAGCTTTCCCATTATAAAATTTAACTTCGCAAGGCATACCATCTTCTAAGAAATTTAAAGCTTCTGACATATTTTCAGCATCAATTTCATATTGATTATATTCACCATCCATAAACACATAAGCAGGATCTGAAAAATAAGAATATGTAACATCCTTTTTATCCAACACAATCACTTCGAATTTATCACTGGCGTTATAAACGTTTTCGCTAGGCGCTTCAGTCAAAAGATTTTTCATTTTCATCTTTACCACAGCTGAATTTCGACCTGATTTATTATATTCAGCTTTTAAAATGACCATTGGGTCAGTGCCAACCATAATAACGTTACCAGCGCGAAGCTCTTGAGCGATTTTCATAATATTGATCCTTGGGAATGCTTACTAAATAAAAGGGAGAAATTATACTCGAAAATTATGTTTCAGAACAATAATCAACCAAACTCTCGACAAATGATGGCTCTTTGAAATAGTGATGACTTCGCTTCAATGCGAAAGACTCCAAAGAAGACTGATTTTTGAAAAAATCGCGCCATAAAGCTTCATTAAATTTATTATTCGACCAATCGTCATGCATTTTAAATAAAACCTCTGATAACTCTTGTTCACAATCCTCACAATAGCTCTTCAAAAAAGCTTTTAGTTTAATTAAATGGATACTGTTTTCTTGGATATATGGCTGCCAAATAAAAGGTTTGCCGGCCCAAATTGCTCTTATCCAGCTATCTTCACCGCGCACAAAATTAAGATTACATGACCGAAGTAGATCATCAAAATCATCATGGCTTAAAAATGGATAGGAAATGATATGAATATACTGGTAATTCTTTTTTACTTTTAAAAGGCTTATCCTTCGCTATTTTATCTTCCATTATTTTATCGCTAAATTACTAATTTTTATTAGCCATTTTTCAAACTTTGCCAACTCCTTGACAGGATCTAATTCCTTTGCCCTCTCAATAGGCTTTTTATCCTTAAATAATTGTTCACTATTTTTAATTGCCTCAACCCATGCATCAATATCATTTCTTTTAACGAATATGGCGCTATCTGAAAGACTTTCTCTGAATCCCGGTATATCAGATGCAATTACAGGGATATTGCAACACAAGGCTTCTATTTGAGCCATTCCGTAACTCTCATACTCGCTAGGCGCAATTAAAACCTTTGTCATCGCTAGATATTTGCGCACATCATCAATTAAAGGTACATATTTTATATTCCTGACCTTTTCATCTTTGATCTGATGATAGTAACCGCCTTGTACTGCCATGAATTTTGTTTTAGGCATTCGCTTGGCAATCTCTATTAATATCTGACCGCCTTTGTTTTCGTTATGGTTTATCAAAGTGACATATTCTGCATTTATTCTATCTGTAGAATAATCTCGGTAATCTATTGGCGCATACAAAGTATAGGTTTCCTGATTGTAATTTAACTCTCGCTTTGTGTTCTCGCAGTTATAAACTGTATAAGTATTATGTCTAATGTTGACCTGCGGATAGCCTACGTTATTGTGAGCAAAGTTTATAACCTTTTTAGCTTTTAGCCTTTGCTTATTCATTGCATAATAAGTGCCAGACAGTTGACAAAACACTAGATCTGCCCAGTCCCATAAATCATTATGACATTGCTTGTAATTGTCCTTAGTCTTGTAAACCTGTATGCCCTCAAAAATGTAATTCTCTGGGCATCTAGTAACTGCTTTAACCTCATGACCTTTGCTCATTAGATAAGTTACAACCCGATGCAAATAAATTTCAGATCCTGCTCTTTGATGCGGTAAGTAAATGCCTGGACTTAGTAAGATGTTCATGTTACAGGAATAAACAGATATGGTCTTTGTATCTTTAATGTTCTGCCATCGTAATTATGCAGGTCGCTTCTATGATAGTGTATAGCTTGTATTCTTGTAGCTGGATTATAAAGCGCATAACCTGCACTATGTAACTCATAAGCAATCCGATTATCACAACCCGGTATGCCTAAATAAAAGTCACAGAAATTAACATTTCGCATCTTGCCCTTAAATATCCATACATCTTGACTAAAGCGCTCATTATGTAACTTTAAACCTCCTATCTTATCATCCCACCTGCTTAACGCTATGCATTGCCGTTCATTTAAAGTCAACTGGCTAAGCGTATGGTTAAAATAAATATCTGTATTTGCAACCATTGATATATCATCCCTGCTTGTGACTGTTCTGTCAATCAGATTAAAAAAGTCTCTATATGTTGGTCGCTGAAATGGTATAATTACTAATTTGTCAGAATTTGGCAACTCAACAAAACCATCTACAAAAAGATAAATTTTATCTATATGCGCATTCTCTATGTTTTTATTTAAGCAGTAGATTAATTCCTTTTGCCTGATTGCGCTTTTATCGGTATAAATTGAAGTAAATAAATTAATCATAAATAGCTATGCCTGTACCTGTATGATGTCCTATATGTGTTAAATCGTATTTTTCGTTCTTTAATCCATTCCAGAAATTACTAATTTCATTGTTTAAATAAATGTCATCAAACATGACTAAGCCTTTGTAATTAATCTTTAGCAAATGATCAGCAAACTTTTGCTCAAACTCGCCGTCATGATAAGTATCTAGCATTATAAAAGGACTTGCAATCTCATACTTTAAAACATCGCCTTTTATAAATTCTATGTTAGGTATTTTAATTTCCGCTATCTCTGGCTGATGCTCAATGTCATAACTGATAACTTTATTCTTTTTGTTAAATGACAAAGCTATGGCAGAGCTTCCCTGATAACTTCCAATGTCTAGCAAAGTAACTCCGTTATATAAAGTGCTTATATAAGCTAGTAATCTGTAATGCTCAAGTCCTGCATCCATGTAAAACCACCCTTTAGGAAATCCTAGATCATCCGTACTCTTTAGATACTTAGACAGATTGATTGCATTTAACTGCTCTGCCGTAACTTTTAATATTTTATCAATCATATTGATTTAGTAAAAGGTTATAATTTTTATGATACTTATCTATGGCGTGATAACCTACTGAGCCATATTCAAACTCTGTTTCAACGGCAAACTTATTGCAGGTTGCCTTATCGGGTAATTTATAACCTAGCTCACGCATCTTATTAGTAAAGTAAATATCTTCATTCCCATGTACTGCCATTCCTTTATACCGATGCTTTGAGCAAATCTCATACATTAGCTTAGGATTTCTAATGCTTAAACCTCCATTCATGCAGCCTGGTATATTTTTAATCCACGATCCTATAAAGTCCCATTCTAAAAACTCCTCAATGCCATCTTTTAATAATCCAGAATCATGCTGAAATATTAGCACTCGATCATACCGGCATCCCTGCCAGAAAGATGGATTTGTCAAGACTGCATTGTAATCCTTGGCAGACTTTAAAGAATAGATACCTCCAGCATAGGGCGGTTGAATGTGAAAGATATCCCATGACTTAGGTATAAACCTTTTATGTCTTGCGATTGCTTCCTGAGCCACATCTTCTCGGTCATCTATAATTATAGCTGCATTCATACTAATACCTTGTTATAATTATGATGACTCTTTAAATAGCTAGGCAATACTGATTTATCAAACTTTACAGGATTCCACAAGTTAAACGCTACACAATGCACATCGCCAAATTGGCTATTAGGTTTCCATTTATAGTAAATATCATTTAACCAGTCTTTTCTAACTTCGTGAGCATGACCGAAAACATTATACTTGTATCTCATAATCGGCTCTGGCTGACAGGTGCTAAAATGAAAGATAGTCTGTTTTAAGTTTAAATCCTGAGTATGTTCTTTTCTATGCAAATTCTCTAATCGTATCGGTCTGAATCCATCATAACATGCATAGTTAAATGAACGCCAAAAGTTTATAAAGCCATCAATGCCATAAAACCTATGTACGCCCCAGTAAGCATATTCAAAAGAGGCTTGTAACTCATCGGATTTATAAACCTCATCCGAATCTACTGTCAAAACCAAATCATAACCCTCAGAGTATTTATACTTGACAGATCTATGGTCATTCTCAGCTCCGTATCTGTCTGCTCTGTCCCAGATTAATTTATCTTTTAATACATCCTGACAAATGCTAAATATATAACCCTCAGAATCAGGGCATGTTAATAACGTTCCATGACCTTGACTTGGCATCATGCTATAAGCAATAACCATTTTATCCACATGCTCTACAACAGACATCAAAGCCTCACGCAAGTAATCACCTGCGTAATGAATAGTCATAAAACCCAACACCTTAATTTTGCTCATATATCTTAATTAAATTCTTTATCATGTTATCAAATGTATAATTAGCCTTGACAAACTCATTGCCTTGCTTTGCTATTAAATCCCGTTCCTCTTTATGGTCATCCAAATAATATCTTAGCAATACCATTAAATCATATAAACTATTCCATGTCCTAACGTGAACATGATCTATAAAAGGCATATTATGATAAGCCTTGCATAAACAAAAAGCCCCTGAGCCTAATATTCTGTAAATTCTATCTGAGCTATAAGAATCTTCATCGTAATGGCTTAGGTTAATAGCTATCTTAGTACCTCTGTATGCTTTTGACTCCTCAGCTTGTGAATGATTATAGTTACCGGCTACATTAAACCAGTTGTTTCCATAAACACCATACCTATCGTTAAAATGCTTATGTAGCATCGTATTCATGTCTATACGCAACCTGCTAAGCGGAAATTTATCGCCTCCGTAATTATTACCAAAGAATGAAATATCTCTGCAATTAC